CTCTTTCAAAGGACCTTCATTGATTCGATCTCCTTTCGACGGTTCATTCATTACCGCATACCGCACACCCTTTAACTGCACGACTTCCGACGCAGTGCCGCCGATTTTGTTGCGTTTTTCGGTTATCAGCGTAATCGGAACAGTGCCTTTATATTTTCCGAAACAGTGCGACATGAGCTCAACCAGTTTCGATTTCCCGTTGCTTCCACAACCATTGTAAATATTAAACGTCTGGTCGCGATTCACGCCAATGAGACAAGATGCGAGATGATCCCACATGTATTCGCGTAGTTCGGGCGACGGAAATAGCTGCGACATGAAGCTGATGAGTTCTTTTTCAATGCGTGTATATTCAGAACATCCGGGAGCATACGTGTCCAAAAAGTCAATTTCGGTGCATTTTGAAATGTAGTCAAACGGCTGACCAGGTCGAAATACTTTTTCGTTAAAATCAACCACACCGTTGTTGAATCCCATGAGATACGGCTTGGAATCCAAATTCTCAATAAAATCCTTGTCGTAAAACATTTCACGAACTTCGCGCAATATGTTGTTCTTAACACTCGTGGTTTTCAGCTGGTTGCAAATCTCCGTCATGCGTTTCGAACGATCTTGGATGCTTTTGAATTGCTCGGATGTGCTGTCGTGTTCATTCAAACTGTCCAACAGTTTCATGCTTCGTTCGGAATAGATGCTGAGCATTTCAGTCGAAATGAGCCAACGAAGTGAAGTTCCAGAATCACATTCAGACCATCGGTGATCTTTGAACTCAAACCATGCATTGTGCTTGATACTGACGCACACGAAACGCCCCTTGAACAAGTGATACAAGACATTTGCAAGATCCACGTCCGACGCCTCGTTAATCTTTGTTTTTCCAATGTGTGTAATAAGCGTCTGGTCAATGTAATAATCCACCGTTTCCTCGCGAATTTTCTTGTATTCGCCGGGATTATCTTGTTTCGACCAAAACATGATGGAGCGCCTCGAAAGTTCGCTTTTCCCGACCCTGAATTTTTGCCACTGTTTGAACATTTCGGGAATTCTAGAATAATCGAATTTTTCACTTTGTGCGCTGAACAGCATCCAGGTCAAAAATAGTTTTTCGCTGGTATTTTTTAGTGCCCATCCCACCTGAACCCACTTTTCATACGGCTCGTAAAATTTACTGGAAAGCGACATTGTAAACTTGTGCGTTTCCACGACTTCATATTCTCGCGGCTCGGTTGAACTCATAACTGAACCCACGGCGTGTTCCAGCTGTTCCTTGTTTGTAATCGAACTATAATCAATAACGGGATTGCACGATGATACCATAACAATATTGACGCGAGATGACGAGGATCCGGATCCAGCCGTCAAAGCTGTCGAACAAGAGGGCGCCTTTTTTGTTTTAAACATTTGTTCGACTTCGGCTTTACACGAGTCAATCAATGGGAACGACACGTGTCCGCGGTAGCGAGCAGTAAGCAATTTGAAATCCTTGTCAAATTTGAATTCGGTCGCTTTTTTTTCAGAAAACTCCCACTCGCTATTCGTGCCGAGCTTTAGCAAAAAGTGATACTTTAGCAAATACGCTTTGCATCCCGGTTTTCGCGAATTGTAAAGCTGCCACCCCGTTTTTCCGCTTGTAATCGAGTTGTCAATCACATCCTCCCACGAGTTTGTAATTGGGAGATCGCCCCAGATTGTTTGAAGCTCCGGTAAGATTTTGGCTCGGAGAAACATTTGCTGTTTTCTCTCCATTTGAATTCCAATGATCATGTGAATGCCGTCTTTTGTCATATCGCTTTTACAATTCACGGTCTGCTTTTCGAAAATAAATACCGGAATTTCGACATGAGCACCAGTAAATTCCACCATCTTTTTCAGCGTGTTCATATATAACAACACCATGTCAACGACATGATCTTTTGAATGTTTGCGTTCTTCGACGCTGACATCATACCTGAAATCGAAATCAACCAGAATTGGACCGCCGTCTTCATGTTGAATTTCCGTAAGATATTCTTGTTTCCCCTCTACAAATACATGATTATAATATTTTCTATAAAAATCGTCGAGCTCAGATTCCGGTATTAGATACGCTCCACCCTTGATTCCTAGTTCCACATCTTTCAGTCGCGTGTGAGTGCATTTTTCACCCTGTTTTATATAAAGAGACGACAAGTATGATGCGAAATTATATACTCCAGTTCCATTCGCCTTCGCCATGCTCATGGTTGTTGTTGGCTTGTTGATATAGTATAATGAGATAAGTTTAATTCAATTTTTATTTATTATACTTTTTTTAAAAGTATTGAAAATAAAAATATAAAAATTGGAAATATCAATAAATATCAAAATATCCCTAAAAAATGAAAATCTTGTTTTTTTAAAATGAAAATTCTTTTTTTTGATAATACTTTTATATATTCTAAATTTCTAAATTGTGTTAAAATTAAAATGGGGTTTTCATCGTAATTTTTTATTTTCTTCTTCAAGTTCGTCGCGTTCTTCCTTCAATTTGTCGCATTCTATTTTCAAACCGTCGCGTTCATCTGCGACCCTACGAAGAAGGGTTTTCAATTGTTTGAGTTCCCGTTCTAGACGTAAATTTTTTTGATTTTCGTCATGCCATCCTTGCCACATTGTCCAAACCATCGTATTCTCTTTACTGAGTTGACTGATCTAACCGACGTTGTCATATTTTAATGCATGGATAAAAAAATCAATTTTAATTCTATTCGATTCTATTTTATTTATAAAGCGGGTTTTCGTCAATCCGTGTTCCGCAGTATTGCACCGGAGATTTCGCGTAGTCAACCGGTTCATAAATGCCTGATTTTTTCGCGGATTCGAGCAAAAATTTAAAATTGTCCCAGAATTCTTCCTTGTGTCCAATGCTTTCCGTCATTAAATGCGCGAGTTCGTGAATGGCGACAAATGTCAGCGTGCTCAAATCAATTAACCGCGTTCCCTCTTTATCTTCATTCAAACAAAACGCCATTTTTTCGCCCTTGTTTTCGCTATATGCAGTGTGCTCGCTTGTAGGCAGCGTTTCGCTTATTTTATTTGGGTTGAAATTTTCAACCAGGCGTTTTACTGCCGGATTGGATGCATGGGTGGAATTCATGTATTCTACCAAACGTTTCATTTTTTTCGTTGCTTCTGCTAATAAATCTGCCGCCAATTCAACTTTACTTCGCTCCCTAACGCAATACGTGTTTCCATCCACTTTTGAAATAATGCACCTTAAATTAAAAGAATCAGAGTCCTTATATATTTTCATTGCGAATAAAATCATCAATATAATAAGAAGAATTCCCAAATAATTTATTTTCATTTTTTATTCTTTAATATAATAAATAAATAAATTAATTATAAATATGAATTATATAATTATAATAGTACTATTATACTATAACATATATTTATTTTAGAATTAAATTTTTATATCCAATCCAATGAATCTGGATTCAAAAATTATACAAAAAACAATACAGTCATTATTAACGGATGTTACACCGAAAGTGTTTCTAGATGATGATGATGTTCCTGAACCGCGTGCGCGTAATTATAAAAATGAACGGGACCAAAACCACCATGAGACGAATGAAAAGCGCAGTTCACACACACACAATAAAACGAATAAGCATGACACGGCAACCATGTTATACGAAAAACTAAACGCCGCCAGCGTCGAACTCAACACGCAAAATAATGCCGGATGTTTTAAATTCCAGGAAAGCGCAATCGACGTTCAATCCCAGGTTCCGCATCCAGAAACATTTTCCGACAAGTATCTCTCGAGAGAAATGAGAGAATGCATAAAAAACAATTCAAAAAAGGTTTTGACGTTCAATTGTAAAATCAATCAACGACAAATTATTTTACATTTTGTGTTGTTTAAGAGCCATCGCTGCGAAGAGTCCGTGTCGTATTATAAAACGTACGCACACCGCGTCTTCATGTGGCTACACATGGTTTCGCTAAAATCGAAATGCGTTGAATCTCTCGACATTTACATCTACTTGACACCATTTAAAAAAGAGCTCCCTGAAAATAAAAGCGAAGTTATTGGTCCGGTCAATGCAAATACCGGATACACGTATCGTTGCGAAAAGAAAAATGAAATTGTAATTTATCGCGAAGAAGAGTGGTTCAAAGTGTTGATTCATGAAACAATGCACACGTTTGGTAATGATTTTGATACCGAAGATGGCGACGACAACACGACTGTGACCATGACATATATGAAAAAAATATTTTCGCTTCCGCAGGGAGTCGACATTCGACTATCGGAAACGTATTCGGAAATATGGGCGCGAATCATGAATGTTGCATTTCAAACGTATTTTAAAAATCCGCCGTCGCTAGAATCTCGAACTGCGAAACAATTCAAGAAGAATTTCGATTTTTATTTGCATTTGGAGAGCATATTTTCTCTCTACCAGTGCATAAAGATTCTTGATTTTATGGGAGTCAATTATCAACACCTGGTTAACGACTCTGAACATTCTAAAAATATGATGCGATCATTTTACAGAGAGAATACGCACGTGTTTGCATACTACGTGCTAACATCCATACTATTAAACAACTGTGACGATTTTTTATCGTGGTGCATAAAAAATAACGGGCCGGGATTAAACGTGTTCAAAGTGAAAGCGACGCAAGCTGAATTCGCCACGTTGATTGCGTCGTGCTATAAAAAAAATGACCTTTTGCAGAAAATTGTAGAGACAGAAATGAAAGTGGCGAGAGATTATCAAAAATCAATTTCCCAGGATGATAAAGATAAAAAAGATAAAGGTCAAGGTCAAGATAAAGAACTTGTTACAACGCTGCGAATGACGATTGTGGGGTTTGATTGATTATTATGTATTTATTTCAACGGTCTAAAATCATTTGGACATTTAAAACGCCGATTATTTATAAAAAATTGAATTAAATATTATTAAACATTATTAATATTATAAATAATATATTCAAAATGGTTTTCATATACATAATTCAATTAGAGCAAGGAAAATATTATATTGGAAAAACAAATAATCCACAATTTCGGTTAGAAAGTCATTTTAATTCAAATGGTTCAGAATGGACAAAAATATATAAACCATTAAGAGTAATAGAAGTGAAACCAAATTGCGATGATTATGATGAAGATAAAATTACAAGACAATATATGGATAAATATGGAATAAATAATGTTCGTGGTGGTTCATTTGTTTCAGTAAAATTAGATAAATCAACAATAGATACTTTACAGAAAATGAGTAATGGAACAAATAATAAATGTTTTGTTTGCGGAAAAGCAGGACATTTTGCGAAAAATTGCCAAGAAAATGAATGTTGGGAAACTGATAGTGATGAAGAATATGAAGAAGTTTGGGGTTGTGAATATTGCGGAAAAGAGTTTATAGAAGAAAATAAATGCGAATACCACGAGAAATATTGTAATTCAAAATATAAAAAACAAATAATTTATGAGAGCGATGACGATGATGATGATGACGACGATGATGACGATGACGACGATGATGATGAAAATTGTTGTTTTAGATGTGGTAGAGAAGGTCATTATGCTTCGTCGTGTTATGCTTCAAAACATGTTAAGGGTTATAATTTAAAAAAATAATCGGCGTTTTAAATGTCCAAAGGTGTAATTAAATAAATAAATGAAACGAATATAAAACGATGGACAATATATTATTTAGAGATAGCACAAGGCAAGAAATAAGAAAGACAACAAACAATAATTGAAAGCAATGTGTTCGATTTATAAGAATGAACCGTGGAAGTATGAAAATGATGACGGTGTAGATATCAACGGGCTTTTTGAAATCAAGGGATTTTATATTAACCTTGATCACAGAACAGACAGGAAACAGCACATAGAAAGCCAGCTGGAACAAATACGAATGACGGGTAATATCACAAGATTCAACGCGATTAAAAATGCGAATGGGCGCATAGGATGCAGTTTAAGCCACTTGAAATGTCTTCAAATGGCAAAAGAGGCAAAATGGGAGTCCGTCATGATTTTAGAAGACGATATTTTATTCATGTTGCCGGATAAATTTGTTGAAATTGCAGATTCGTTTTTTTCAAATAAACAAAATAAGTGGGACGTGCTTCTTCTTGCGGGAAATAATCTGCCCCCGTTTGAAACCAATGACAGCGTAAGCATTCGAGTGTCTCACTGTCAAACCACCACCGGATACATTGTAAAACGCCATTACTA